TTGCTATCGCTATGCAGAAGTTTTCAAAATTACGTCTTAAGAATGAATTAATATTGTTCATTGATTTCATAGCGTCAGCTTCTAAGCCGTTATTTATTAATACTCTTAATGCTTGAATACTTAAATCTGAGTAATCATATATTATTTCAGCGTCAGTTTTTACAAAATCGTTAAATTTATCAAAGTTCTTTAATAAGAACTCTTGCTCTTTTTTAATAAATGCGTGGTTTTTTGTAATTGCCTCTTTTAAGAAATCGTATTTTGTCATTGTGTTTACCTCTCTTTTTCTTTATAACTATATTATACACTTTAAAGTGTATATTGTAAATAGTTTTTTTTGAAAAAAAATAAAAAAACCCCACTAAATGTGGGGTTTGTGTAACTTAGAAGATGTTACAGTTAACTACATAATCATCTTCTATCCATTGATTGCTAGTGTTTGAACCAATTCTACTCCAGCCGTTTTTCTTCTCATAGATATAAACTTCAGTACCTTTCGGTAGAAATTCTTTGTCTTTGCTGTTTGCGTTTGGTTCTGTTTCTACATAATAATCAGTATTCATATAACCTCTATAATAAGGTTGTTCTCTATTTTCAAGGTTAGTGTTAGTGTCTAACACATTTATTTCAACTACTGCTGGCTTATTACTTACTGTTCCAGTTTCAACATCTTTCTTAAACTGTTCTTTAGTAATTCCCCATTTTGCTAAATAAGGGTAAGGGTCTATGTGGTCTGAAAAGTTGTTAGGTTGGTTATTTGTGCAATAATAGTGCGTTTTAATTCCCTCTAAACTATCAGTATCAACTGTGATAGGTATTCCAGCTTGATTTGCTAAATCTCTTAGTAACTGAATATAAATCTCATAGTCAGCTCTAAATTCTTCATAAGTCTGATGGCTTTCTATAAGTTCGACTGCTGCGAATGTTTCGTTGTTCCAACCTCCGCCAACATCCCATGCGCCTTGACCTACGTATGCTGTTTGATAAACCTTACCATTACCAACCACGTGAGTATAGAAGCCACTATTTAGATCTTTATTTTTCATATAAGTAGCTTCACCACTAGCTTTACTTGTTGGGTTCCCTGTTGAATGTGCGTGAATTTGTCGATAAGGTGCAACCCCTACTTGTGGGGTTTGTCTTAAATAACTTGTATCTTCAGTATATGAACCGTTTGAATTTTCAGTTTCAAATTCTGGTCTAATCCATCCGATTATACCTGTAAAATCACGCTCGTTTAATCGAGCTGGACCACCAACCGTTAATGCGTCAGCATTGCCATCTATATTTTGCTCAACTGTCTTGATAGTATAACCGTCACTATCTTCTAGAACTACTCCCGTGTGACCGTATGGGTGTGTTGGCACACTCATAACGAATACATCTCCAGCCTTAGGGTTAACCCCTGGAGCGTCATATATTACCGTCATTCCCTGCCTTTTGGCGCTGTCTAGTAAATCAATTGCATTTCCTGGTAACTTGATTTTCCAAAATTTATATAAATAACGGTTGACTTCATCAACACATTGCGCCCCATATACTCCATCAAAGTCATGTGGTTGGTTGATTCCGTCTTTTAAAAATTTTAGTGCTTCACTAAATACTACCATCCGTTTTATCCTCCATGTTGTTTGTTGTATTATTTCCTACAGTTTGTCTGTAAATTTGATGTAAACCAACAGTACCAACTCCAAGTGTAATTGCTGTTGCATCTTTAAATAGGATAATTCCTATTAATCCTCCTAATACTCCTAGAAAGTTAGGTATCATTTCATTCGGAAAGAATTTTGACTCTTTCAAAAACTTACCTAACATCCCAAGTAATGTTACTATTAAAAATACTAATGCTGGCTTTAAAAATTCTAATTGTTCCATTTGTTTATCCTCCTATTTTTTATTGGTAATGTTTTGAATCTGTTAAATAAGGTTTCTATCTTACCATTACCACCGATTTCTGCGTAGCTTTTATACAAGCCACTCAATTCTGATAAATCTTCGCTTGTTGTAAATCCACGCTCTATCGCTTCACTAAATTCCGTATGTAATCTATACGACATAATACTTTTATTGGAATCTCTGTTCTGCAGTCCGATTTGAGTTACTTCATCCACTTTATCTTGTGTATTCTTTACTTCCATACTTACTCTATCAAGTTGCTTTTCTGTTCTATCTTGCGTACTTTTTACTTCCTTACTTAGATTTTCAAATTGCTCTGCTATTTGTTTGTTGCTGTTGTCAAACCATATCTTAACTAATGGAATGATAGCAACTGTAAAAAGTTGCAATATGAATTGCAAAATATAGTTTGTCATTTAGACTACCTCTAAAAGAAGAACATGCTATTCTGCATGCTCTTCTTTTCTTTCTGATTCAGTATTATCTTTTGGTGTTTCACTTACTATTGTTGTTGGAGTGACTACCTCTTTTGGAGCTTCTTCCACTTTAGGTTGTTCACTTACTGGAGCAGTTACAACAGCTTCTTTTGGTACTTCTGGTGCAACTTCTTTTGGTGCTTCCTCAATTGCTTTTAATTCAGCTTCTTTTCGTTTAAACTCCTCAACTGCTAACCTAACCATCTCACGTAAGTTTCCAAAATTAGGTACTTGCTCTAAAGTTTCAACTTCCGTAATAACCATTCTCATATGAGTTTGTACTAAATAATCATCTTGTTTAAATTTTGCACGTTTAAAACTAAATTTCATCTTAATTAACCCCCTCGCTGTGTGATACAGTGTTGCTACTTTCTCCGTTATTGTCATGTTCTTCTTCTCCTTCGTCTTGTGATAATTGTTCCATGATTGTTTGCACTACTTTAGTTAATGCGTTATCTAACTGTAATTTAGTTATATATCTATTGTTATCATCTTCTAACTGTTCTTTATTTTCAGTACGCTCAAAAGTGATTTCTTTATACTTAGTTGGTTCAGCACTTGGCACCCACTCAACAACGCTTGTGTGTTCTGTGATAACTTCATATAGTTTGCCATCAAATTTAAACTTATCTCCTACTGAATAATCTGTGTTAACTTCATAACTATCAAATGCATTGATAATTTTATCTTTGTTTGTTGTGATTGTTTTTGGGTCTAACACGTCTAAAAGTAACGTCATTAGCACTTTATCATTACCTTTATTAACCTTAGCAAATAGTTTAGTTAATGCTTTCTCACGTTCAGCAACATCTTCTTTATTACCTGCTAAAATTCCTATTTGTTTATTTAAGTTAGCATATTCAGCAACTAGTGCTGGAGTTGCCTCTCCTGTGTACATTTGAACGGCAATTTGTTTTCTAATTTCTTCTAGTGTCTCTGCGTCACTAGCAGTTGCAAATTTCCCTGGTAATTCAATATTACCGTTGAAATAAATACCTCCTGTATTCATATTAAAATATACGTTTACGCTCTTATATCCACCTGCCGTTGGGTTAGGTTGTTTAACTGATATTTCTAGTGCCATATTATTCTACCTCCTCTTGTTTTGGTTGTTTTAACTCTTTTAATTCCTTTTCTTTAGCTTCTAGCTCTTTGCTTAATTCATTATAAGCAACTTTATAATGTGCTAGTTGCATTGTTTTTTCGCTTAATTCTTGTGCGATTAAATCGATTGGTTGTAATTGATTATCCATTTGTTATTTCCTCCAATTTGTTTTTTAATTTGTTATTTTCTTCTGACAATTCTTGTACTGCCTTAATAAGGTAAGGTATAGCGTCATAGTAACTAATTCTTAAATAATCACTGTGTGATTGCTTAGAATCCATATCCTTAACAACAAGGCTTTCTTCTACTGATTGAACTTGTTGAGCTATTGCTCCGATTTTTTCGAATTTATTATCTTTTTTCCAGTTGAACTCAACCATTTCAATTTTATTAAGTAAATCTACTGCCTTAACTTTAGTTGGTTTAATATTAGTTTTGAAACGTTTATCCGATACTGAACTTTTAACCCTGTTAATTTGTGACCACCAAATAACAGTAGTTTTTGCACCAGCACTATTTGCATCACCTTGAATATCTTGACCGTGAGTATCAAGTCTTGCATTGAAAACATGTAATCCACCATAAAATGTAGCTGAACCTTTACAATTCATTCTACCTTGTCCATCAACCCACCATGCATTCGGTCCTGCTTGATTCCAATTATACCCCCATGCTGCCCAAATTTGAGCACCACGTGTCCCAATGTTGTGACCTGGGTTTAATCCACAGTTGAAGTTATTTGACCCTGTAAGCCAAAAGTCCCCAGGTTGATTAGGGTTCTTACCAATTCTGAATCCTCCAATATCTCCTGTATAAGCTGAAAGCCAGTCGGTATCTAATTGAGTTGTTGAAATTTTAACAGTTTTTAAACTTCTGATGAAAGCGTCCTGCGCCCAAAGTTTACTGATGAAAGCATTATGCGTTACTAAATTGTTAATCAACCCATCATCTATCAATATATGCTTAGCTCTAACAGCGTTAGCAGCAATAATTTCTGAAGTGATACTTCCTGCCTTGTGGTGTCCAGTTTCTAAAGTTTGAGTTTTAATTTGTCGACCCTCGATTGAACCATCGACTATTAGTTCTGCACTTTTCTTCTTAACAACAGTTAGTTTATTTATTGAATATGTCGTATAGTTACTCCACGTATTTTGCTGGAGCATAGGCTCTATGAACTCTATTTCTTTATTTCTATCTAGAATTTTAATAGTTGCTGTGCAATTCCTTACGCCATAACCACTGGCTGGATATAATACAGTAGATAACCAATCATCAGTTCCATCTTTATATTTCACATGAAC